TCTTCGCCCGCATCCAGGATCACAAAATCAACCGGATCGACGAACTGTTGCCGTGGAACTGGAAGGCGGAAAGCAATCAGGCAGCCGTCGCGGCCTGAAGCGCGGTCCTTACCGGCTGCTTACAGACAAGGCTGGATCAACCAAGCAGCCACTACATCAGGTCTGACTGGGGACTGTGATCCATTCTACGAAGTCGTTGCGACGCTCATGAACATGCTTCAGAACATCCTTCAGACGGGAAGGGCGCGTGGAAACATTTATGACCAGCGTATCCATGGCGCGCGTGATCGGAATCATAACCCATTGCGCGGCGAACGCGGCGGCGAGGTCTTCCTTGGTGTCAAACAGCCCACCAAGATCCGGCGGTGACAACAGCCACTGATTCAGCTTGTAGTCGTAGAAATCGTCAAAGGCATAGTTGAAAACGGTCCAACCTTCGAGGCCGCGGCAGGAATCATACTGAACGATCCGCAGAGCATCTCGTTCGGTCGGGTAGTTCTCTCTGACGTCCATTGAAGACGCGTCCCACACGAGTCCCCCGGCTTGCTGGATCGCACGTCCCGGGATTGCATATGTCTGATCCTCCTCGTGAACAACGAGAGACGGCGGCACACACGCAAGTAGATCGACAGGATAGTTGCCGAGTTCGGCTGCCTCTTCCTTTAGGCGTTCGAAGATCGCGGTGTCGCGTGCCATCTTCCCCTCGACGATGATGACGCGGCCGCCATTGGCGTCGGGATTTGGCTCCAAGTCCCAGTTCTCAAGCCCCAATGCGCTGGCGCAATCGGCAACGAAGTGCGCCAGGTTGGCCTTCATCCGCAGGCATCGTCTCAGTCGGCGCGGCCGGAGAAGATCGCGCGAAAGACCGGCGTCCCAATCGGCGACAGAGTCGCGCACATATTGATCGACACCATCTGCAACAACGATCTGCTCGGGTCGGAAGACAGTGCGCAATATCTCGATCTCGTTTGAAGGCCAGTCCTGGCCCTCATCTACAAAGATGACATCCCATGCAAAATCGTCGGCATTCTCTTCGATAAGACTCTTGAGATCGCTCTTGGACACGGCGCCGCTGCGGAGATAATCGAGCAACCCCTGTTTATGCTTCTCGTAGTTGCCCAGGAAGTCGTCTTCGCTTCCAATGATCCCGAGTTCGCTCATGAGCCGCCCGATAAAGGCGTGGACGGTTTCGATACCGATACCACCCTTCGCAAGGTGACGAGGGACTCCTAGAAGCGCCATTGTGCGCCGCATGTCGGCGACAAGCGCCTTATTGTATGTGAGCACCAGCGACCGCATTCCGGCATTGTCGAACGCGCGGTAAGCCATCTGAAGCAGGATGACGGTCTTGCCAACGCCGCCGCGCCCGCGGATGACGATTTGTTTCTTGGCGAGGTCGTCAAGCCATTCATCAGGAAGGGCAGATTTCACGATCCGGTCCATTCGCCTTCGGTCAAGCGAAGTAGGCTCCATCGTCTTTAGAACCGTTGCTTCTGGCGATAAGATGGCGTGGAAGTTTTCGTCTGGGCCAAAACTGATCGTGGCGAAGCGATCCTTCACGAGCGGCTGCGATACCTGACCAACAATATTCAGTATCTTTTCGAAGCTGGCATCAATCCCAAAACAGTTATGAGGGCGCGCGGGAAGGTCGGCCTCTCGCAAGCCGGTCATGAAAACCAGATCCTTCACATAAGGGCTCGGGAGGCCCGCACGTTTAAGGTAACTCTTGAGTTCGAAGACCTGCTTGAAGGCCTTCTCGGTCACACATTCCCAGCCGCGCGGATATTTGACCGAGACGAGCTTGTCGTCAAACTGGACGCCGCTGGCGTCATGGGATTTGACCTCAACTGCCAACGCGAAATTGCGGACATAGGCCCTTCGTGGCAGAACAGGCTCGCCGTCTCGCGGGTAGAATTTCATTTCGACATCGAATTCCCGCGGCTGGGAGAAATGGCCGACTACAAATACATCGATGTCTTCATATCTCTGGCCATAGAGCTTCAGGCTTACAAATAGCTTGACATGGTTATCAGGATGCTGGCTGAGATCAGGCCATACCGCAAGGATCAGCTTGCGGAGATGAACCGCCGCCTCGTATTCCTGCCCTTCGTTCGCGCCGATAATCTCAATCATAAGCGCCCGTCCAACCGATGACGTTTGGAAAAACTTCCTTGAGAATGACAGCGAGAAAGCGAAGCACCGACCATCTTTATACTGATGTCCTTATCTGGTGAAGCACTTTGCGACTGACCGAGGGTAGATTGCCGCGTACTTCGAGTTCGTTTTCAACGATGACGTGGTATGTGGTGCTGTTTTCCCTCAGGTCAGCAATCTTGGCGTCAGATGGGTGGCCGCTCGTCAGAGGACCCGACAAGGCTATCACAAACGACTTCCTAGCCGATTGGGCGAGGATAGGAACCTCGATGCTAGTGCCCGCGCCGTAGGTGACGGTCGCTCCAGCTTCGAAGGATATAGTGCCATCACAGCGGCGCCTGAGATCGTTCAAAAGGAGCGCCGTGGAGTCCTTCAACCGCTGCTCGTTGAAGCCAGGGTGTTGACCGGATAGGAGATACTCAAGAAGCTCGACCCCAACATGTCTATCAAGAAGCCTGTGTTCCAGCTTGTTTTTGAAACTCCGGAGGCATCGATAGCAAGAGCCATCGCAGTTCTCAGGGCAGTTCTTGAGGATGGATAACGCCCTCCGGAACAGTTCAAGCCCGCGCCCCGCGATCTGACTGGCAAATCCGGCCCCGCCCGGTAGCGTGTCATAGAGGAAGATCTCGACTTCTTTTCCGGACTTTCCTCTGGTCGTAAGTGCAGGACGAAATTCGGCCATTAGCTCACTAGGCTCGATTTCAAGCAACTGACACGCAGCCTTTGCAAGCGCCTCGCTGACGGTCCTAAGTGCGACATGGGTGGAGTAATGGGTGGGCCGGAGTTCGATCGGTTTTTCGACACGCATCGAGAAGAGACCGATATCGGTAATGAAGTCTGTACCGAGGACCAGATGGTGTGTCGGACCGATGCCGTCGCACATCAGATTGTCGTCCTTTTCTGGGAAGGGTTTGCGGTGCGGACCGGCAAGGCTTGGGTTCGGTTTCGTACTTGCTTCGATTCGGCCGCATTTGACGCAATAGCTGTACCCTTCATCCTGCGGGCCAGTATTTGATACAAGTAGGTGCTCGCGCGAACTCAGGCCGCGGACACGATCATTGGCGTGCACCCAACCGGCGGTATCGCCCGGCGTACCCATCGTGAGTTTGGCACGCGTCGCATAGCTCGTCTCCGGAATCTCGTCCGGAGACGTGACCTCCTCCTCAAAGACGGGATGCGCAAAACCGGGTGGCCGTAGCCAATAACGTGCTGGTCCGAAACTGCCGGGTTCACCGCAAGCTTCGCAGTCTGACGTATCGCTGCGAACGACCTCTCCCTGTTCGTATGTCTTGGCGTACCCGCATTCAGAGCATTGCATGTAAAGTTTGCGCGCTTGCCAAGCCTCGAAGAGATCATCCCTCATGACCGAGTAGATTGCGCCAGAGGTGTAGCACTTCCCTGCTATCCAGACCTGCTTTCCGGGGGCGTATTGCGAGAGTGCAATCGGCAGACCTTGCGAGGGCGCAAACTTCATGATGTGCCGGAATGGTGTGGAGCGGTCGCGGTCAAAAACATGGAAGGTCGCGACATCTGTCGGGAACGCGTAACGGGGCAGCTTCCCGCAATAAAGGAGACGGTCGAGGAGCTTATTGGGCTGGGAAGCCTGCTGCGGGCGCTCTTCTCCTTCCTCTGGAGCTTCTTCATCCCCGCCATCATCCCCACCATCATCCTCGTCATCGTTTGTGGCATCCGAGGAGATCGCATCATCGACGGCTTTCAGACAGTCCGTCACGAACTCTTCGAGAAGTTTGGCCCGGTCTGCATCCGAGAGTTCAATCGGCAGCCAGGAGGCAATCCGCGTGCGAAGCGCCTCTTCGTTCTCTTTGAGCCACGACGCGAAATCATCGCGGTTCAGGACAGACTCCGGCTTGCGGAAAGCTGAGACGCTCCCGAGAACCGAGAAAAGGTCGTGCGGCTGGCTAGGATCAATTGTCGGCAGCCGGTCCTGATGATAACCCTGAAGCAGATATGCGCGGATATGCCGCCGCGCGATCTCCGGGTTGTCCAGCGTGAGCTTAGGGTCGATGACCTTGCCGCGGATCATTTCATCCGGTCGTGAGAAATAGTGCTCGTCATGGCTGTCCGCGCTTCCGAAAGCCACCACAGTTGCAACAGCGTTGCCGCGGCGACCGGCCCGTCCAGCGCGCTGCTGATAGTTTGCGCGTCCGGGGGGCATATTCCTTAGCGAAACGCCTGTCAGAGCACCGAGATCTATACCGACCTCCATCGTCGTGGTGCTAGAGAGGATATCTATCGCTGTGGCGCGAGACCTGAGGCTGCTGCCGACAAGGGCGATATCCTGGAACAACAGTTCATGCTCCTCGGCTTTGGAGAAGACATCCTCGTTCTGAGGCGCGTTGAGCTGCGCCGTGTGCTCGGCCGCGATAAGCGCCATCGGCTGTCGCGGCGGGTCTTGGAGAGCCTCCGTGACAGGTTTGCGGTAAAAGCCTTTCCGGGCGAGGAAAACGGGATCGCAATCTGGATCGAGCGCACTGACGGAAAGGCTGCCGCAGTCAAGGCAGCGATCATGTCCGGGTATTGGTCTATGGACTGACTTGCAGCTTTTGCAATGTACCCAGTCGCCCTCAAATTGGAGCGAGAGTTCGCTCCCGTTGAGATACCTGTTCCCGCCTTCCTTGGATTTCGTGAAGGTCGAGACGAGTTCGGGATGCCATTGATCCCAGAACAGCTTCCGGGCGGTCTTATCGCCGATCATGGCATTGATGGCCTCAATCTTGGCCTGCGCCTTGCGCGATCTGACGCGATAGCCGTCCGAAGCAGGCCGGTCGACCCAGATTCCCGGCATTTGCGCGAGCCAGAAACCGTTCCAGCAGTGAAGCCAAAACCGAGCCAGAGCAAGTTTGGCCTGGTCCGTTTCCACAAGGCCGGGAATGAGCGGCAGATCAATGATTCTTTGGCGATGACGGTCCTTCTCGCAGAGCGTAGCAAGCGCGAGTGCTTCCATCCCGTAGAAACGGTCTGAGAGCGTTGTCAGCATGCTTCCGAGAAGCGCTTCGGGCGGGCGGTGCGCCCGCAGATCGAGAAGCAGGGTTAAGAGCGCTGTCGGATCGTCAAGATGTCCACCCTTGAGCGCCTCCTCGATGATGTCTTCGGCCTCAAAGCTCTCGTGAGCGTGCAACTCGGGACGAAGGCGAACATTGAGCCTTTGTGACGCCAGCAACACGCCGAGATAAAGGTCGTCGAGCCCGAGATGCGGCCGTAAGGCGTCCTGTTCCTGTAGCCATTTGAACCCGCTGATGATCAGCGGCCTGAGCGAGTCCCGCTCTGAGTACATTTGGATGTTGGGCGCCAGTCGGGCCGCAACTTGCCGGGAGTCGCTGAACGCGAGCACCTTGCGCCCGCGCAGCGGCGCGAAACGGGTGGGCTCTTGTGGACCGGGCGGCTGAATCTGGATTTGATGGGTAACCAACGCCTGGAACGGCTGATCGCCCTTGGTCTGGTGGTCCTGAACGTAGCTTCGCCCGAACCGAGCTTTCTTTCTACACACGGCGCACGGAACAAACTTTCCCCGCGCTTCCGCAGCGCTTCCGCCTTCATCGTCATCATCGGGCGTGTCGGCCAGCCGCCCCTGCCGGATATACACTGTTCTAGTGCGCGGCCCTATCGTGTTCGGGTTTAGCTGTCCTGTCTCAAGGTCGTAGTCTGCTGGCTCTGCGACATCGTCGTGAGCGGGTTCCTCAAGAAGCAGGTCGATGGGCTCAAGCGGTGCGCTCTCTCCGCTTGCCATGTGAAGTTGCTCGCCCGGCTCTGCCCAGAGATCGTGTGGCTCGTCGATATCGTCTGTATAAGCCCGCCCATACGCGGTACCGCAATTTCGGCACGTGAATAATTCGAGAACGCGCGCGCCGCAGCGGCACGCATCCATAGGCTGCGAATACATTTTTCCACAGATACCGCCGCGCTCTTCTGCTGCGAGTTCGCTGCAATCAGGGTCCATACAGACCCAGAGACCAGGCAATCCACGAAAGAAGTTGTGCACCCGGCATGGCAAGAGCCCCGGAAGCCCCGGCGATGGTCTTGCAATGCTGCCAAGCGCCATAAGGACGGTGATGGCCTGATCCGCGACGTCGGCCGAAACGCCTTCCGGGAAGACGAGCGCGCCGAGTTCGGCTATCGGGATGGCCTCCTCCATGGTTGCGTTAATGAGCCGCCCCATAGGACCAAAGTCATGGAGCGCCTGGTACAGGGCCTTTTCTGTCGGTCCATCAGCATCGATTCCGCGATATGCTAGAAGCGGTGCAACGGATTCGAGGCGCGCCTCGTTAGTCTCGGCCTCATAGAAGACCCGAAGGTCTATGGCCGATAGAGCGGCGGAATCGGCATCTGTTCCGGCGTCCTGAACTGATTTGAGATCGAGCGCGCCTTGAACGGCGACAAAGGTGCTTGCAGGAACGCCAGAGAGTTGAGCACCAAATTCGAGGGCGTAGGTCGAGTCATCAAAGCTCGCTGTCGCGCAAATAACCTGAAGCCGCTCTTCGGGTATTCCGAGCCGGTCCCGCAACCTTCGCAGCAAGAGCCCGACTTCCGCTCCCGCTGCGCCACGATAAAGATGCGCTTCATCGAGCACGACGAGGAAGGTTTCGTCAAGGTTCTTTTGAAGCCACTCCCTTGTATTATCGAAGATCGGCCGTTCAATCGGCCGCATGAGCATATATTCCAGCATCGAGTAGTTTGTGACCAGCAGGTCAGGCGGGGCGAGTTGCACTTCGTGGCGCGTCAGAAGTTCGGAGTCGTCCGGCAGGGTGACAGCCCTGACAAACGCGCCCTTGCTTTCCCATCGACTTCCCTTCGGGCCAAACCACGCCTCAAGGTCGGGTTTTGCTGGCCATTTTCCTCTTTCTCTGAGGGCAGAGAGAAGTGCGCCTGCTTCCATGCTCTTTTCGGGGTCAGAATTTGCGGCGTTCTGAAGCACATCGACATAGAAGTCGCCGAAGGATTTGAGCCGCTGGCCATCCTTCTTCGCTGTGCGAACACCCGCATAGGGTGTCCGGCTTGTATACCGGGCAAATCGCGGCGGCCGTCCGCACCAGCCCTTGAAGGTCTGAACCAGCCTCGGATCGCCCAGCATCGCCCGCAAGCGGCCGAGTTGGTCGTTCACGAGAGCGTTCATCGGATACATGATGAGAGCCCGCATGGCCGGCTGCTCTGCGAAAGCCTTAGGATGTGCTTGGGCTTCCCTTGCGAACTTGCCGAGGATCGGCAGAAGGAAGGCCTCGGTCTTACCGGAACCCGTTCCGGTCATGATGACGAGGTTCTTGCCGTCGATCAGGCAGCTCTTCAGTGACTCGCCCTGATGCATGTAGGGAGGGTCATAAACAAGCCGCGGCAGAACTCCCTCAGGCGTGCTCAAGCGGCCAAGCAGTTCCAATGCCGCGCGTGGCAGGCCCGACATCGACGCGAAGGTTTCTCCCGATTGATATCTGGGGGTCGATTCAAGAAACGGTACTTGGTGGATAACTCCCTCCTTGTCCAGAAGCGCCTGCCGCTGAGCGATAAGCGAGGGCGCGCTGATATGGTAGGTCGCCTCGATGTATTCCTTGAGCGAGGCGTGCAACTGTTCGATGGTCTGTTTTATTGTTTGCATCACGCACTCCTCATCACGGATTTGGTCTCAATTGGGGCGAGCCAGAGGTTCTCTTGCAAGAATTCCTGTTCTTGTGCGGCCTCATCGGCTGGTATCTCATAAGCAAAAAGGCATTTTGTCCCTTGGCATTTTTTGCCGAGAATCATGAGCCGGCGCTCCGTCCATAGCGGAATCGGAGAATAGAAACTCAAGCAACATGTGCCATCGCCACCAGGATCGAGGCTGTATCTCTGCGGCGCGTCCCGCTCACAGTCTATTGCCATTTGCAGATGCCATGCCGCATCGCACCCGCGCCAGCGATAGCCCCGGATTGGCAAGTCAATGATACGCTTGAGCGACCCGGAATGGATTTCAGCCAAACACCACAAAGCTGCGCCGAATTCCTGCGGACGCCGCGCAACAAACAGGCCGGAGTGATCCTTCGGGGAAGCCCAGCGCCCTTTGTAGTAGGTCGGCTTGGCGTCGGGGTCGATGATCTCAAGCCCTTGAACTGGTGCGCATGGCTGCACGCCAGCAAGGTGTTGTCTTGCTTTGGAGAGGGTTTCATTTGACGCAACGGTCTTGGGTGCCTTGAGCCACGTTGTCTCGGGTAATTTGCTAAGGCCTTCGCTAACAAGCTGTGCGGCAAGGTCTTCCCCGTCCTCCGGTTTGATGGATCGCGTGTTGTTCGAGTGAACGATTCGGTTACGGATGTTTTCAGGCAGCCACCCATCTTGGTCGGGAACGATTCCTGTCAGAAAGATGCTGCCGCTCTTGCGCTCCACGAACGAAGGTGGTGCTGCAAAGACCCATGTTCCCTTTACTTCTGAATCTCCGGTCGTCACGTCGGATAGTTCCAGCAAGTCGCCCACCACAAGAAGATCGTCAATCAGGCTATCGAGGCGTGCGGGCAACGTGGCTGGCTGTTGATCCAAATGGCTCAGGCTCTCGACAAGCGCGGCGCGCAGTACCGTGCGCGAACAGGGGCAAAGAATTCCTGCCGCCCGCCTGAGCATGGCAGACAGGAAAATGTCATCGATACCTTGATCCTCGCCCTGCAAGTTCAGCAGCGACCGGCAGTGCTGCACGATATCTTCGGGCGCGACGACTGAGATCATGAATCCCTCTCCGGTAGAAGTCTTGCAGCCCTGCCGTCCGCACAACTCTTGCAGAGGATCGCGAGCCTTGCCGCCCGAACGAGGGTCCGGCTCGCCTTGGCGCGCCTGATATGGCTTTCTAGCCGCTCCAGATAAAGCGTTGGCAGGGCGTGAGGCCGGCTGGCGAACTCCAACACGAACTGACAGAGGTCGGCGTCTGACGCAATTCGATAGCGCGTTGCAAGATCGGTAAACCAAGCGATCAGTTGTTTCCGGCCTCCCGTCATGGTACCGGCATCTCTGACAATGACGCTCGCAAAGCCGCTCTTGTGATTGACCAGGGATTGAAGGCGCGTAAGGGCCTCGCCAGAATTGCTCACTTCAATGAACTGGGCTTCGGCTCGCGCCCAGTCCCAGCCGGCGATGATACCGACGATCCCATGCATTAATGTGTTGATCACTTGCCACCGGTGAAAGGTGCCGAGATCGCCTGCGACGCGGGCGCTGTTCCAGTGTCTGAGGATACGTATCAAGTTGACAATGGCTTTAGGGTCGCCCGAGATATGGCCATAGTTGGGGCGGACGCCGAGGCCGGCAAGGTGCGAATCGGATAAGCCGGTGCTGACCGCGATGTAGTCGCGTGATGTTCCGATTGTTGCAGTGAACAAGCCGCCGGGCGGCTCTACTTTGAAGCCTCGTAATGCTTTTTCGGGATCGATGGATTCCATATCCCGCGGACTTTCCATTCCAAAGAACTGGCAGACAGGCGCTGTCCCCTCTTGGTTCGTTTCATCAACAAGGCGGATGAAAACCCCGTCGCTCTGATGGCGCAGGAACCAACGAACGGGTTTTACGTCGTGTTCAAAACGAATATCATAGCGTCCAAGTTCGCCGCCATCGAGTGTGAGAATGCCGGATGTCGCTTCCAAATAGCGCCATTCACATTTTTCGCGCTGGAGGAAGTCTTTGAACCGTTTCTTCCAGACATCCGGCGTAACGGGCAGATTAAGAGCGTCGCACACCTGCCGCGTGAAAATTTTGTCTTCAGCAGCATTGCGCAGCGCAACAGAAGGCGTGACTTGTCGGCCCTCCGGACCGGCAACCGATAGATCAAATTCGTTCTGCCAAAACGTATCCAGCGTTGCGTCGTGAGGGCTGCGCGTCACGATTAGACCGGCGTGAAGAGAAGTACCGGAAGCCCAGGATTCGGGTTCACGGACTCGGAGTTCGAGATACCCCTCGTGGGAAGCGAGACCCACTCCCTCCCCATTCTGGGTGTGGGCGCTGATCCTTAGGAGGTGTCTGCCAGCCGTCAGTTCCGGAAGCTGGATGAATGTTGGCTCACCGGGCTCTCCGGCACTGACTGTTTGCGCCTCACTGCCGTCGAGACTGATCTGGAACGTTTCAACCTTATGATCAGGAGCGATACCTAGGCACGGCTTCTCTGTCGTCAGCCACTCACCGCGGCCCTCTCCGTCCCAGCTTCGACCGGGAAGCCCGGCTGGCCAAACTCGGATGGTCCGCGCAATTTCAAGGTTCCATGCTTTGAGTAGCTGAGCCAGCGCTTCCGGAATGGCCTTCGGAATACTCAGCTGAATAGCATGGATGTCGGCGCAGTTGATTGTGCAAGGCTGTTGAAGATTGAGCAGATCTTCCAGAGGCTCTTTGGATGCGGCAACGTAGTCCTGCCCGGGGCGTACGGTGCGGCCGGCTATCTCCCGGGCTAGGCCGTCCTTGCCAATACGAAAGAGCCAGACCGGTCCTGCGCTCGTACGGCATTCGCTGCCGAGAAGATGATCGACAGTGCCGTTCTTCCCTTCAAAGGCGACCATCGGCTGATCTGGATCAGGCCAGTTGCGAAGAACGGCCTGACGACGCCCCGAAAGAAGCCATCCGGGCGGCTTCTTCCCTGTGCTCCCGTTGACGGCGCAACGAGTTTGTTTGAGAAACTGGCGTGCTTCTGGATTGAGCGCCCCAACATCCTTGAAACTCGGGATATCGATCTGAAGATCCCAGTTCCCTTGACCCTTGTAGTACAGCCGCAGATCAGGGCGGATATCGGGACGCGCTTCAAACGAGGAACGCTCTGCAGTTCCGCCTGCCGAAGGGGCTTGACGAGAGCCTGTCCCGCGGCCGAGACCTTTGAAGCGGTCCGAGACGACACGGCTGGCCTCCTTGATCCAAGCTCTCGCGTCGCGAACTTGTTCTAGGTCACCGACGATGCGTTCCAGCGTTGCAGGGAGGAGTGGTTCTTCGCCTTCAATTTGATCTTGATGCAGAAGTGCAAGGACGAGGCGACCAACCAGTTCTTCCTGCTGGAGGAATTGCTCTAGCCGGGTTGAGGCATAATAGACGTTGGACTCAACGAGGCGGCCAATTATTGCGGGGTCTACGTCGTTCAGTCGGGCCAGTCGGTAGCGCAAATCATAGAGTATGCGAGCAAACTGCCATTGGAGAAACCGCGGCAGAACGGCATGTGTGATTGGCCAGGCAATGATACTGAAGTGCTCGGCCCAAGGTCCGGATGGGACGACGCCGTTATACAATTTCTGGAATTTCCTGAACCAATTGGAGACTCTGTAGCGATCACGGGAATCCCAGCTTGGCGTAGCTTCCTCGAAGGATTGCCAGTATTCACCCCCTTCGTATGTATAGCCTCTCTCGGCGGCGTAGATGGTCCAAAGTAGCCAGTGCGGCGCGAGCCTTTCTCCATGGATGAGGCGTTGACGCAACTGCGCGGCGATATCTGCCAAGCTTTCTTCCGCGAGACCGTGTTCCAGTGCGAAGATCGGAAGGCCGGACCGGTCACGACGCGCCTTGAGGTCCGCAAAATGGTCCTCCATTCGTTTCTGCCATGTGTCGAGAGGAACGCTCATATCAGATCACATCGCCGCGGAGGAATTCCCGTGCGAACCTTGTTGAGCAAGGCGGGATTGCATCTGGCGGCTTTGGCTTCCGAATAGCGCCATCAAGTCTTCAACGGTCCAGTCGCGATACTCAGGCCGCCTTTTTGCCCGCGGCTGCATCCACCTTTCCGTTGCAAGCCCTGCGATCTCTTTGGTCGACAAAAGAGAGCCGGTGTCGGGTCTGCCATTTCCGGACCTGAGGATCGCATCTGCATTTTTCGCGAGCCGGCTGATGAATACCTCCCGCTTGATACCATGACGGAGCATATCTTCTTTAAATCCCAATGTGGCAAGCGCTGCCCTGGTTGTCCGCAGACGCCAGTTCGGACCTTGGCCAAACATGTGCTGATCAGCATAGCTGTGATCGATGTCTCTTAAATAATCACGCAATTCAGAAAAGAGATGGTCCGGGATATGAAAATGTCCCCACCCCCCGGTGAAGCCAATCGACTCCATGTACTGGACACCACCCAGCTTCAGGCGGTTATAGACGGACGAACGCCCCATTGAGGATGATGTCGTGACGGCCAGCAGGCGGGCTTTTTTGCCTTCGCCGGATATGATGCCTGTCGTATCGCCATAGGCAGACGCGAAGTCGTCATATAGTTCGCGGCTTCGCAAAAGACACGCGACCAGCTTACCACCGAGTAATTGATTGTAAGGGGGTATGGCACCGAGCACATAGGCGTCCATGATGTTGACGAGTCTTGCGCTGCGATCCTTGGACGTCCAGCCGATCAAACGGTCGCGTACGGCGAGATTAAAGACGGGATCACCGATAGCGATCAAGCCCATCAGCTTGCCGTTATTTTCGTCCCACACAAGATAGCGAAGCCGCCGGCCAAAGCCGTTCGACACCGGGACAGACCATGTTAGGGAGGCAAGCCGGAATAAATCGCCATGTTGCGTTCCTGATGAGATACGCTCGATGACAGGAGAAATCTTCGACGGCTCAATGTCGCTGCCGTTTGCAAAGTGATGAAAGAGACTGGGTGCTCTTGTTGCCAGAAAGTCCTTGCTCGCCTTAATGCGGTCTTCTCGCTGAGCGCGATGAAGGGCGCGCACAATTTCTTTACCTTCACCCTCTATTTGCAGTTCACCATTTGTAGATTTTGAAAAGCCGATGGCGTGCAAGTGCTGACGTAATTTGCGCTTTAATACTGCTTCGCGTGATGAAATTTTAACTACTGATGTGTGTATTTCGTTCATGAATTAGCTCGATTTATTGATCGTAGAATGCAGCGGCATCAATCTGTGGATCTTGCGCTGCGCTGTCGTGCTGTCCCTTCAAGACTACCACATCGCTTGACTGAGTAAACCATTCCTCGGCGACGTTGCAGGCTCTGGTGTGAACGCTGGGCAGGCAGCAGACGCATTCAGACGAGTGCTCTCGAAAAAGGCTGCGCGACGCACGGTGACCGCTCCGGAGGCGCGGCTCTGTGCCCGTTCAGCGATATAGCGGCACGCTTTGGAGCCGTTCAAATGGAGCATTGGAGATCCTGTCGCTGCCCCTCCCACTCCCCCGGAAACCCCTGCAGCAGCCGCCCCAACGTGACCTCCGGCCCCTGTTTCCCATCCAGGATCGCCTCGATGATGTCCGGCGCCAGCAGCGTCAGCCGCTGGATGCGGGTCATGTAGGACGGCGCGATGCGCTCGCGCTGGGCCAGTTCGGCGATGGTCGTGAACTCGCCCGATTCCAGCATTCGCTTCCAGCGCAAGGCGCGGGCCAACGCCTTGACGAGCGTGTTGTCGGACTTGCGCTGGGCCGGAGCGCCGGGCGGCAGTTGCACTTTCTTGCGGCCTCCGCGCTTCACGATGCGGAACGGGACGTGGAGGGTGATCGTGTCGGGTGTGGTGCCGCGTTTCATGCTACGGCGTCCTTGGTACCCGCCATCAGTTCCCGCGCCAAATCAACCAACCCGTCCATGCGCAGGCGAACATTCAGGCCATCGGAGCCGATATCGATCCGCTCGACCAACAATGCCACGATGCGCGCCTGCTCGGCTGGAAAGAGCTCGTCCCAGAACGGGTCAAGCTGCTGAAGTGCCTCTCGCGCGTTGGATTCGGCGACCTCACCATCCTCCCCCTTTGCTGCTTTCCAAGTTCCCGCCACGATCTCCGGCTGGCGGAACACGGCGCGGAGCTGGTTAATGACGGCGACCTCGATCTCGCCTGCGGGCACGCGACCGACGGGGCATGTCCCGGCGCCGTGTTTCAGCACGGTCTGACTGACATAATAGCGGTAAAGCTTGCCACCCTTGCGCGTGTGCGTCGGCGAGAAGGCCGCCCCGTCGGGCCCGTAGAGCAGACCTTTCAACAGCGCGGGCGTATCGGCCCGTGTGCGCGCGGCACGCTTGCGGGGGCTTTCGGTCAGGATCGCGTGAACCTTGTCCCAGGTCGCGCGCTCGATGATCGCCTTGTGCTCGCCGGGATAACTGTTCCCCTTGTGGACAGCCTCGCCGATATAGGCGCGGTTGTTCAGCATACGATAGAGGAATTTCTTGTCGATCCGGTTGCCATGTCTGGTCCGCACGCCTCGCGCCGCCAGTTGCCGTGCCAGTTCCGTGCCGGAACCAATCTCGATGAAGCGGGCGAAGATCCATCGGACGTGGGCGGCATCGGCCTCCTTGATGATCAGCTTTCGGTCCTTCACCTCGTAGCCCAGCGGGGGCACGCCGCCCATCCACATGCCCTTCTTGCGGCTGGCCGCGAACTTGTCACGGATGCGTTCGGCCGTCACCTCGCGCTCGAACTGGGCAAACGAGAGCAGGATGTTCAGCGTCAGACGGCCCATGGATGTGGTGGTATTGAACGACTGAGTGACAGAAACGAACGTGACGCCGTTCCGGTCGAACACCTCGACTAGTTTGGAAAAATCCATCAGCGAGCGCGACAGGCGGTCGATCTTGTAGACCACGACCACATCGACCAGCCCATCCTCGACGTCGGCGAGCAGCCGTTGCAGGCTGGGGCGTTCGAGAGTGCCGCCGGATTTGCCGCCATCGTCATATTGATCCCGGACCAGCACCCAGCCTTCGGAACGTTGGCTGGCGATATAGGCCTCGCAGGCTTCTCGCTGAGCGTGCAGGCTGTTGAATTCCTGTTCCAGCCCCTCCTCGGAGGATTTTCGGGTATAGACGGCACAGCGCAGCTTGCGCTTGATGTCCTTGCTCATGTCGCACCCCGCTGTGATTTCAGGCCAAAGAACACCCAGCCGTTCCAGCGGGTGCCGGTAATGGCCCGGGCGACCGATGACAGTGACTTGTAAGGCCGTCCCTGCCATTCATATCCATCGGCGGTAACGGTCACGACCTGCTCGACGCCCTGCCACTCGCGGATCAGGCGCGTGCCGGTGATGGGCTTCAGATCGGCGCGGACGCGGCTCTTCTTACGATCGCCGCCATCCAGTTCCTCGCCCAGCTTTTCCAGTCGTCTGACCGTTTCCGGCTTCAACCCGCCATAGGCGAGTTCCTGGATGCGGTAGGCCAGTCGACTTTCGAGATAGCGGCGGTTGAAGGGCGGCGGCTCGGAGTCGAACAATTCCCGCCACTGGGTCTTCAGGTTCGGCGTCGGCGTTGTCTTCAGCGCAGCCAGGCGCGCGGGGATGGGATCGGGTTTGGTCATGCGGTTCTCCGGTGAGTTGGTTCCGCAGTACCGCTCTGCTTGGCCGGTTTGTGTAGCGAACTTTCTCCCGTGTGGGCAGATAGTTGCGCGGCATTGCGCATCCGAAGCCGGATCAACCCCCGTGCGAGCAAAGCACAGAGTTCAGCCCGCCGATCGGCCGGGGTTATCTGGTCGGGTGAAAGGGGGTTGGAGCCCGCAAACGAGTAATCGGGATTTGAAGGCATTGACACGTCCTGTGCGTAAGGTGTGTGTCCAGATTGCCGAAGAGAATAGAATTAACAATTCAAAACAGGTGGTTGTGGGGCTGGTGGCGGTTCGTGTCGGTTTGTTTCGCCGATGCATCTTGCGGGGCGCACGCTCAGGCGCGGCCAATCCGGCCCGTCCCCCTCAATGTTACAGAATCAAACCCTGCGGCCGTACCACCGTATCCGCCCGATAATATTGATCTCGTCCATCAGGCATTCATAGGGCGAGTAATTCGCGTTGTCGGACGTTACACGAATACGCGGCGGATCGCTGGCTGGAATATGTTCGATCCGCTTGGCCACAAGCCCCATGCCGTCGTGCAGGACAAACAGGCCCGACGGGTGTGGTGCCTTGCGCCCCATGTCGACGAGGATGGTATCGCCATCGTTCAGTGTCGGCATCATGCTGTCACCAGTGATCCGCAACATCCTGAGATCCCTGGGGCTGGCATCAAGCTCGTCTTCAATCCACGACAGCCGGAAATGATAGAGCTTGCTGGCCTGTTCGTCTTCGGCCTGCACGATCGTCCCGCCGCCGGCCGAGGCGCGGGCGCGAACACCTGATATGGCGACAAAGGTTGTATCCGGCACGTAGATCTTCGGGGCCTCCCCCTCCACATCGCCATCGCCGTCGATCAGCCAGTCCACATCGACCTTCAGAACATCGGCGACCATCTGCAGCTTGGCCCGGCTGGGACGCACGGATTTTCCCCGCAGAATGTCATAGATGAACGAGCGATTGAGCCCTGAGGCTTCCGCCACCGCTGCCGGTGTCATGTCGAACTGAAACGCGCGGGCTTTGAGGCGTTGCGCGATATTGGTGACGATCATGGTTATCACCAACTCATCTGTGGACTAAACAGGATAAGTATACTGTTGAAAGAGGATAATCAATCCAATAGAAACAAAGCACGAACATAAGGAGAGATCATGGGACTGATTCCGCGAGAGTATTACACTTTGACCGAGGCTCTGGGGGATTGGAACATCACCGAATCAGAGTTGCAGTACCTCGTGGAAACCGGGCAGCTGAACTTGTCGGTCAGGATCTACGGCGCCTTCTCGAAACGCAATGTAAAGAGGGGAGCCGTTCAGCACAATCCTGACTTTGAAGAGGTGGTGGATCTTCGCCGCCGCGACGCAATGAAGGTGCTGCGCAAGAACACATGCCCGGTGCAGGCGTTCAACTCGGCAGATGGCGGCGCGGTTTCAACGCCCGAAGGCGGCAAAGATTGGATTGTGTATCGTGATACGCTGCTGGTGCGCGCGTTTGAGCGCGACAGGTTCCAGGAGGTCGTTATCGATGCCGGGGCACCCCATACAAATGATTATGAACGGTTTTTGTCATTCGCGCTTGATGGAAAGCCCTATTTCTTCACCGAGATGCAGGCCCGGGCGCTGAACTTTCTTTACATCGGCGCAGTAACCGGAGAGCCAGACCAACGCGGACTGGACATACTCGATGCGGCCGGTTCCGTCTCAACCAAGCTCAGCTATTTGTTTTCGAGCCGCCCGGGGTGGCGGGAGGTGCTGCTTTCCGTGCCGGGGCGGCGGGGCTACTACTTCTTGCACCCCAGATTGGTGGTTGCGATGCGAATGGAACACTAACCCGCCCCGATCATGACCTCCGAGAGCCCGCCATGCGCGGGCTTTTTGTGTCCGGGAACCGGGCCCCTGATTCGCCGGGAGCGCGGCGGTTTGGTTGGCGCCCGGTCGGTGAAGGGTTGATAGGTGGTTGGTGCCCGGTTGGAGCTCCGACCGAAAAAAGTCTGGACATTGACTTTCCACAATAATCTATTTTTACCCACCGACCATTCGTGACACGACGTCCAACCAAGAGCTTTGGCATATTGCCCTCATCAACTCGATGAGGACGGTAATGGAGCACAATTTTCTAACAACAAAGCTTCTGGCCCGGCGGTGGAAAATCACGCCGCGGACGCTGGAGCGTTGGCGCGCTGAAGGCGGGGGCCCCCGGTTTCTGCGCATCGGTCGCCATATTCGCTACAGCCAAGCGGACATTCTGGCCTTCGAGGCTCTGCAGGGAGAGGCGAGCGGGGACAAACCGGCGTGTCAGCTCGATGGGTGGGCCGCATGATGTCGCCCGTCATTCGTCTGAAATCACCCGTTTGCGAAATCGACCTGATGGCCTGGGTGAATGTGGCCGAACCCGGCGCACGGCTTGAATATCACCGGGGATTTCTGGTGATCGAGACCACTGCCGTCCTCTCGAAACTTTCCAAAAATGACCTGGGCGTCCTGCGGGCCACGGCGAATGCGGCCTACCGGCTTTCAGAGCTTGGCCTCGTGCATCTGGTGCAGCGGCGCATCGACGTGGACCGGTTCGCCTACATCGCCATCGCCCGCCCCAAGCCCAAGACCGCCGCTGCCTCGCTTTCAAGGCTGCTTCTGGATCAGGCCGCCTGATGCCCGCTTTTCAATCCCAATTCACCCAAGGAGACCAATCCATGCCCTATCCCGACAACACCCCAAGCACGGAGGAGATGCTCAACCTGCCAATTGGCGAGTTGGCTGAGATGCCGGTCGAGCTTCTGGCCCGCCTGCAGGGCGAGTTGGCCCATGCCAGCAAGCAGATGAAGGCTGCGACGGCCCGATTCAATGCGGCCCTTGATATGCGTTATGCCACCCGGGCCAAGGTGGCGCGGCGCGCCTGCGGCAAGGACACCGGCACCGTTCGCCTTGCCGACGGTGATTTCACGGTGGTGGCCGATCTGGCGAAACGTGTGAGTTGGGATCAGGAACGGCTCGCCCGGATCGGGGCCAACATCGAGGCGGCGGGCGATGATCCGGCCGAGTTTATCGAGACCACGCTGAAGGTGCCGGCGCGCAGATATACGGCCCTGCCAGAAAGTTGGCGCAAGGGGTTTGAGGCTGCGCGCAAGGTCGGCAGCGGCAAACCGACCTTCCGGCTTGAGGCGGCAGAGCAAACCTGAATTCGGCGGCGGGGACGCCCAGACCGCAAGGCTGGGCAGGCTCCCCTTCGGCGCCCGGTTAAACCCCGCCGCCGATGACCTTTTCATTCAACCCAAGGAGAGCACCATGACACTGCGCATCATTACCGCTGACGAGAGATTGTCTGCGGCTGAAAACAAGACATCGCTGGCGATCTTCGGACCACCCGGCGTGGGTAAAACCACGCTGATCAAGACTTTGCCAGAGGACAAGGCCGTTTGCTTTGATCTCGAGGCCGGCATGAAATCCGTTCAGGACTGGCGCGGCCCCTGCATTCCAATCCGCAGTTTTGAGGATTTCCGGGACCTTGTGATCCTGATCGGCGGCCCGGAACCGGCACAACATCCTGACAGCTATTATGGCGCGGGATACCATGCTCATGTGCAGGCCAAATACGCGACAAGCGGGCTGGAAGCATTCCTCAAGGCGCGCTCGATCATCTTCGTCGACTCGATCACCGATCTTACGCGCCAGGCCATGGCCTATGCCAAACAACAGGCAGAGGCGTTCTCAGAGCGCACCGGCAAACCGGACATACGCGGGGCTTACGGTCTGTTGGGCCGGGAAGTCATCCAGTCGCTGAAACACCTCCAGCATGCCCGTGGCAAGACCGTGATCTTCGTTGGCGTGCTGGAAAAACTGACCGACGAGTTCGGCGTCTCTACCTGGGTGCCGCAGATGGAAGGCTCCAAAGCCGGACGCGAACTGCCCGGGATCGTCGATCAGGTCATGTCGATGCAGCTTTTTGGCAAGGATGCCGACGGCGCCTGGGTTCTGGATGAGGCGTCGAGCGAGCGGCGCCTGGTCTGCAAATCCGGCAACCCTTGGGGCCTGCCGGCCAAGGATCGATCCGGTCGGCTGAACATGACCGAGCCGCCTGATCTCGCGGCATTGCTCGCCAAGGTCGACGGGCGCGCGCCACCGAATGCTCCCACCACACCAACTACCCCTGATCCCTCGATGAAAGGACTGAATCCATGAGTTACGATCTGAATGACGCCGCCCCGCAAATGGCCCCGATGGGGGAGTTGATCCCCGATGGGGCCTTCGCCAGGGTCATGTTGAAAATCCGCCCCGGTGGCAGCAATGGCGCGACAGAAATGGATGCCGGGTTGCTGAAGGCGTCCAGCCACAGCGATGCCAAGATGCTCGATTGTGAACTGACGGTGAGCGAAGGGGCGTTTGCGCGGCGCAAATTCTGGCAGAATTTTACGGTTGCCGGCGGCAAGCTCGACGAAAAGGGCCAGTCCAAGGGCTGGAACATCTCGAAGAGCACGTTTCGGGCAATGATTGACAGCGCCCTTGGTCTTGATCCTGCGGACACCAGCCAAGCGGCCCGGGAAAAGCGGGTAATCGGTGGTCTCAAGCATCTGGACGGGATCACCTTTGCCGCGCGCATCATGGTGGAAAGCTCGGACAACCCGAACTACCGCGACAGCAACAAGCTGGCCAATGTGGTGCTGCCAAATGAGCCCGCCTACGCGGCGATCATGCGCGGCGAAAACGTGCCCTCCGATCCGGTCAAGGCGCCGCCCCGGAAATCCACAGCCCAGACGCCACCGGCATGGAATGCGCAAGCGCCTGCACAGGCACCCGCCGCGCAGCCGCAATCGGACAACACGCCGCCACCATCCCCGAGCGGGGCACCGGCCTGGTTGAACAGCTGAGCTCATGTCCCGCCAGAGGCGCATTTCAGCCGTGAACGGGGTGAGTTCCGGGCCCGGCGTCTGCGCGATCTGCGGGCGTGAATCCCGGGGCTTCGGGTTCTGCCTGCGCCTGCAGAGGGCGCAGTTCCCCTCCTATAAATTCTGTTCGCGCCGGTGCCTGGACATCGGCGCGGACCTCGCAACGAGGAATTACGGAATGATTGATAAAACAGCCCGCGAAGCACAGGCCATCTCTGATGCGCGACAGGATTTTGCCGAGGCGCTCAGTGAGCTTGGCCTCATGGCGCCCTTCTTCGATCGTACCGCGGCCGAGATCGACCAGCTGATCGAGGCGGCGGTCACCGGCTACATCGACAGCATGCAGGCCCAGGGCGCAAGGCCCGAGCGCGATGGCCGCCTTCCAGAATACCCGATCCCATTTTGAGGTAACCCCATGATTGATTTGAATCATCGCTCGGGTGCGCATTATATGCCTCCCGAAACTATTCCCGACATCACCGCCGCCCTGAGTGCGGCCATCGATGCCGGTCTCAGCGTACGCCGGGATGCCGAGCGCCCCAGAACCTATATCAGCTCCTCCGGGCTCGGGCGGGTGTGCCTGCGCCAGATTCAGTATGACTTTCTGGCGACCCCCAAGGATGAGGGGCAGGATTTTGCCCCGAAAACACTGCGGATATTCGAGGCCGGGCATCGCGGCGAGGACATGGTCGCCAGCTGGCTGCGCCTCGCCGGGTTCGATTTGCGCACCGAGCGCGCCGATGGTCGTCAGTTCGGGTTTTCGGCGCTGGATGGTCGCTTGAAAGGCCATATTGACGGCTGCCTGATGGGCGGCCCCGTGCAGATGGCTTACCCTGCGCTCTGGGAAACAAAGGCGCTCGGGGCGTCAAGCTGGAAGGACACGCTGAAGCGTGGCGTTGCGATTTCCAAGCCGGTCTACGCCGCCCAGATCGCGATCTATCAAGCCTATCTCGATCTGCCGAACCCGGCACTATTCACGGCGCTGAACCGGGATACGCAGGAAATCTACGCCGAACTGCTGCCGTTTGATGCGGTCCTCGCGCAGCGGGTGTCCGATCGCGCCGTTGAGGTAGTGCGGGCGTCAGATGCCCGGGAATTAATGCCGCGCGAGGCGGCCGAGCCGACCTCGGTTGTCTGCAAGGGCGGCATGGCGGCCGGGCATTGGCATCCGCCCTGCGCCTGGGCGCAACGTTGCTGGAGTGAGCGGCGTCCCGGAATTGCTCCGGGGGAGCAATTCAGCCGCGAACGGGCGGAGCCCAGATCATGATTCCGCAGGCCTATGAATTCAAACGGGTGGCCGCGCGGTTTCGCCAGAAATCCGCCTATGGCTTTCACTTCGCCGGCATTGAAACCGCGCCAGTCTATTATTTCGCCGACCAGGAGGCGTTTGACAGCGATGCGGTTGAGGATCTGCGCTCGCTGATCATGGATGCGCCTTTGCGACTTCCCCATCCGGCGGTCATCTTCGAGGTAAAGGATCGCCACCCCGAGAGATCGTCGTTGCTGGTCTACGCGCGGCAATTTGAGGATCGGGTAGAAGCTGCCTTCGTCTACAAGGACAAAAGGCGTCGCCAATGGACGGATTGCCTGGCTCATGCGGTCTTTGCCAAGCCGGGATGCTCCAACGTTACTGCCAATCCAGAGGCCACCCATAAGAAAGCGGTGATCTACAATGAGGTCGTCGCCAGTATCGTCTGGCGGGCGCTCACCATTCTGGCCCATGCTGGTAACGAGAAAACGCGGAAGGTAACGCCAGCCTTGCGTCGCAAATACGCCAAGGCTGGGGGTGCGCGGATGGACGTGGCACCAGATCACCATCGACTTTGAGCGCGCGCGGACAAAACATGCCGCGCTCGGCGGCACACATGCCAGCCCGCGCTGGCATATCCGGCGCGGTCATTGGCGAACACTGGCTGATGGTCGCCGCATATTTATCCGCCAGTGCCAGATCGGCGATCCCGCGTGCGGCGGGGTGGTCAAGGATTACATCGTGAAAGGCGCGCGCCAATGACAAGTTTCACCCCCTCCGCCCAGCAGGCAGCGGCCATCCGGCAGATCAGGGAATGGTTTGAGACCCGAACCCACGAGCAGCAGGTTCTGCGGCTCTTCGGCTATGCCGGCAGCGGCAAGAGCACCGTTCTGAAATTCGTTCTCGATGAACTTGGCCTGTCCCCCCACCGCTCTGATCGTGAGGGAGGATGCATGCCCGGCGTTGTCACCGCGACGTTCACCGGCAAGGCCGCACTGGTGCTGAGCCGAAAGGGCACGCCCGCGCGCACCATCCACAGCCTGATCTATTCGGTGTCCGAGGCAACCGAGGAGGAAATCGAGGCGGCCACGCGCAAGGTTCGCGCCGCTGAAAGAGAAATCCGCACGCTGAGCGGGTTTGATCGCACCGCGGCCGAGGCGGGCATCGAAGCGATGCGCCAGGCGCTGTCGGCAATGAAAAAGCCGCGTTTTGCCCTCAACCCCGAAAGCGACGCGGCGGATGCAAAGCTGATTGTGCTCGATGAGGTCTCGATGGTGGGCGAAGATATGGCGCGCGATCTGATGAGCTTTGGCAAACCAATCCTGGTGTTGGGCGACCCCGGGCAATTGCCACCGATCAAGGGTGCGGGCGCGTTTACCAATGTGGCCCCCGATATCATGTTGACGGAAATCCACCGCCAGGCCGCCGAAAGCGCGATCATTCGTCTCGCCACCATGGCGCGCGAGGGGCAACCGATCGGGTTTGGCGGCTATGACGCGCATGTCGCCAAAATGCACAAGGGCGATATCACGCCGGAACAGGCGTTGTGCGGCGGGCAGTTGATCTGTGGGATGAACGCGACACGTTTGCAGCTCAATAACGCGATGCGCGCCGCCGCGGGGCTTGGGGGCACGGTGCTTCCGACGGGGGCGAATGAAAAGATCATCTGCCTCAAGAACCAGAACAACCTCGGGCTGATCAACGGCATGTTCCTGACGCTCGAGGATATCGTGGATGAGGGCAGCCTCTATTTCTCGGCCAAAGTGACAGATGAGGATGGTCGGCGTGTTGGGCCAGCAGATAACGAGGGGCGCACGGGTCGCCTTCGGATTTACAAGGGGGCATTTCGAGGACCACATCGCGTTTGATCGCGCCCGCAATGATCGCGACTGGAAAGACAAGAAGCGCCTGACTGAGGCGACCTTCGGCTGGGCGATTACGGCCCACAAGGCGCAAGGCTCCCAATGGGAAAACGTGATCGTCTGGGATGACGGGCTCGGGCGCAGCGAACTCGACCGCCGACGCTGGCTTTACACCGCCATCACCCGTGCAGAACGCGGCCTCGTGTTGTTGGCGTGAGGGGAAGACCATGATCGATCTCAACGATGTCTGGTCACCGCCCGCGCGTCACGATTTGCGCGCGATAAAGGCCCGGCTTGCCGACACGGCAGGTGACTGGTTGCCGTCGCTTTTTCCCGAGGCGCGGCTGACGCATGACCGGCGCGCCCTGCGATGCGCGGACCTGACCGGGCGTCCTGCGCAAAAAGAGGGCTCCTGCATTCTGCATCTCGATGGGCCCTACGCAGGCTGGGGGTTTGATTTTGCCACCGGCGAACGTGCCGGCCCCGTTGATCTGATTTATCACGCCACCGGCATGACCGACGGGCGATTGTTTGATGAGGCGGCGCGATTGGCACATATGGAGGGTGTCGGTGCCGAACGCCCGAGACCACCGGCACGCCCAAAACCCGACCAT